GCGACCCCTGAAGGATTCGAACCCTCGACCTAGTGCTTAGAAGGCACTTGCTCTATCCTGCTGAGCTAAGGAGTCATTTAAAATTTGGTGCTCCCACTTGGACTTGAACCAAGGACCAAAGCGTTATGAGCGCTCTGCTCTGACCAACTGAGCTACAGGAGCACACTTTTAATTTATAGCTTATTTTCGTAAGCAGATTTCCACGCTTTACTAGCATCTTTTGATCCGTGGTTGTATCCAATGATATAACCAATCATTCCACCACAGATTGCGATGATAGTAATAGATAAGAGTTCTGGTGTAATAAATTCAAGCATATTTTTTATCCTTATTAAAACATTCCATTTACGCTAAGAAAGATCAAGCCAATAACCACCGCTGCCGACATAGATGCAGATACGAAATCTATTAGTAAGCTTTTCATTAGGCTGCTCCTTCCAAGTTCATTTCAACTTCTTCAAAACGACGATCTTTACGGTTTGTATAAGTATCAGTGTAGAACCATGCAGTACCATCAAAGATATAAAGATAATCTGCACCAGTGCTACGATCACCGCAGCGAAGAAATACATCTACAGAGTCATAAATCATTGCAGGATCATTATGAACAGCTTCTTGACGAGACTCAAGGTAGTCTTCTTTTAAACCGGAAATGTAACCACCTTTGGCAACCATTTCTGCATCATATTGGCTGTTATAGTTTTCTACTAACATACGACCGTTATAAGCAAGATAGCCATCGTAGTGGCAATAAGAAGCAGTAACCGAACCGTCTTTGTTCAGAATTCCGATCATTGATGATGTACCCATTGGTATGTTCCTTTTCCATTTGATATATATAATCTATCTGATTCGCAGCCAAATGTCAATAGTTATTTTACCATTCTCCAGTCCAATGTGACATATTAAATTCTTTATATAGATCTTTTTTCATTTTTTCATGTCCTTCACTAATTCCATTCTGATATAATATTGTATCATAAGGAGGATCTTCACGATATGTAACTAAAAATGGATTTTCTTTAACAATTTTACGAAAGCTATCAAAAAACTCAATACCAGGGTTTGTATCTGCTTGTTCACCAAAGATTGATTTAGAAACGGCATGCATATATGTTTGTGGACCTAAGTAATAAACGTGGCGATAACCTTGTTTTCTTCTCCAAAGATTTAAACCTATTGCATCACTAAAAGTAGTATTGTTTGGAACGCTTAGCATGAAGTCTTGAGAAAAATCTGAGTCTTTATAAGTTGGTAGAACCCAACGTGTATCTTTTTCGATAATTGACGAAAGAGGTGTATTACAAAGACGATCTACATCAACATACAAACCACCTTCGATATATATTTTTAATAATCTCCAAATATCGGATTTTGCAACAATATGATCATCCTTAACAAGATCATAATCTAATCCTAATTTTTCTTTAAGATATTGTTCTATATCATAATCATCATAAACTCGAACTTCCCAATCTGGATTTAGTTCAATTATTTTTTTAAGTCCGTTTTGAATAAGAATAGAATTACTATTAAGTATATCTTTAGTAGACCAAGTCGTATGAACGATCTTTGGTATCATAATTTAGCTCCTTACAAGTTCAAGTTAACTTGTCTTCTTTACCTAGTCCTTTTTTACCACAATGTGGACAGTGAAAAACGTATCTATCAATACAAAGATTTTGTTCCATTGTGGCATAAGTAAACCATCCATTACAAGCCGAACATGTTAAGTGCCAAATAATTTCTTTGTGTGCTCTAAACATAAACGTATTTATATGACCTTTGTAAATTTTTCCAAAAGAGGAACAGCTTTTTCATAGGCTTCTTTTTCCCACCACCGATCTTTATAAGGCATATCTTTATGTTTATCTAAAAGGTATCCTAAGTCTTGAGTCATATATTGTTTTACGTGCACCATTTCGTGAGAAACTGTAGTGAATACTTTTTCAAGATCGCGGTTACAATCAATAAGTATGACATAATTGCCTTCACTCTCATCTATACACATTCCATAGCTATCTTTAATATCATATTCTGTAATAAAAATTGAACGTGGAATAATACATAATTCTTTACACAAAAATTTTACAAATTTTTCTATTAAGTAATTATATGTAGGATCAAGTGAAACTGTAATATTCATTTAATCTTCATATTCGTCATCATCATTATCATAAAAAGAAATTTCTTCATATAAATTAAAGTGATCTTTTAAGTCTTCAGGTATACTATCTAACGTTTTAATATCGTTTGGATCATATTCATAGTATTCATCTTCATTATCAATATACCATCCGATAAAACACATTCCTGGTTCAAAATATCTTAGTTCTACAATTAAGTCGGGATTTTCAATACTAAAAGTTTCAAAAACTTGAATAGGTGGACCCCAAGCAGTATCTATGGTGCCAGAAATATATGCTTCATCTCCGTCTTCTTCTAATACTAAATTTTCTGGGCTTGCATCCCATTTTACACCCCATTTATCAACTGCTGTATTATAATCCCAATCACCAATAGGAACCATCACTTCAAATAAACCATCAGACTTTTCTATTTTATTATATAATTCTTCAATTTTAGATGTAGGTCCTTTAATAAGAACGTCGTTCATACACCAATTTGGCATTTACATAAATCCTTCTTGTTTAAAAATATCAGACATAATTTTTTCGTATTCATATGCTTCAACCTCCCAAGGAGATTCGTAATATGATACGTTATATTTTTTTCCTTTCCACCTTGATGGTAATTTACCAATACCGCTTTTTAATTCATTGTGTAAGTATTGTTTCACATGAACCATTTCATGAAAAAACGTTGTGATTATATCTTTCTTATTTAATGACGGATTGATATACATAAGTATTTCATTATCATTTGGTTCATATTCAACATAACCACAGCAATCATTATTAAACTCACCATCAAAATATATTTCTAATTCGCCATCAATTTGAAGAAAGTCCGACGCAAATATAATCATTTTATCCATTAAAGAATTAGAAATCTTTTTTGGTTTATCATATGTAACGTAAAACATTATTCACATACCGCATCAAGATCAAGAATAAATTGTTCGTTTGCGGTTGTTTTTTCCCAATATTTAAAATCTTTAATAGCAGCTTTAATTTCTTTATCAAGCTCTTTTACCATTTCGTCTGTTAAGCTTATGATATTAATACGCAACAAACGGTCTACGTCATCTTTAAGCGCATTCGTGTGTTCAAGAATTTGCTTTCCAACATCTGCTTTTTTACGATTCTTAAATATAATCTTATCATCAAGTACTGCTTGAATAAATTCCATTTTAACTTGTAACCAACCAATTTCAGATTCAATCTCGGCTTTACGTTTTTCAATACGCTTAGATAAAATACCAATTCGATAATCACAAAAGTCTTTGATTAATAAACGCTCGTCTTTATAATCACGCAGTTTGCCTTCATGATTAATAACTGTTAAATTTTCAGTTAAAGGTTTTGATAACTTAAACTTACGAATAATGCGTTCGTCAGGCCATGCTGAACTTGTTTGTTGTTTGAGTTTGATCTCAAATCTAAAACCTGTTTTATCACACATATCCTCATAAGATACAATATCACCTTTATCTTCAAGATCATCAAGGACTTTAACGTATGACTCACGATCATACCCATATGGTACCTCAGTAATCTCAAGAACTGTTTTACTCTTCTTTTCAAAACAACCAAGAACTGTAAATTTATCTTCTTCAGCGTTATAGTTTACTGTACCTTTAAAATCCGGAAACGTCACTGGAAGCCTGTTAGCTATATTACCACTCAATATGTATTCACGACAGGCACTAGAAAGTGCGGCAGGCGATCGTGGAAGGATGTTTGTGGCAAAACCAGTAGCAATTCCTTTAGTTCCATTTGCGAGTACTAAAGGAATTACAGGAAGATAGAATGCAGGTGGCTCATGTTCAGGATCTTCATGTGCTGGTGACAAATCAAGATCTTTGATGTATTTATTAAAATTTTCATGAACTCGAGTATANACATAACGCGGAGCGCCGGCCTCCTGGACCAATCGAGTTCCAAAAGAACCTCGACCTTCGACCAAACAAATGTTGTTATTCCAGGAGGCCGCCATCAGCTGACCTGCGCCTGCAGCGCTAGCCTCACCATGATTATATCCATAATCGGAAATAATACCGGCGACTGCTGATACCTTTTTAAAATCTTTCTTTGAATTTAATAATGAAGAATATAGATAAAATCTTTGTACTGGTTTTAATCCATCAATCATATTTGGAATAGCACGACTCTCAACAGTATACATAGCAAACGATAACCATTCATTTGCTGCAACCTTTGAAATTGGATATTCATTTTTTTCTTGAGTAAAATCAAGTACGTTCATAGTGATTCCTTTTCGTTATTCTATATATACTATCACATTACTCTTGCATTGTCAATCTTAACTTACAATATACAAGCCACATTTCATAAATAAAATACGATAGGATTAGTCCAATATATGGAATAAAAAATAAATTTAAAATAAAATAAGCAAATATAATTGAAGCAAATATATCATACCAAGTAATCATGCAAACATATAATCCTTACGAAGTTGACTATCACGCCCAAACATCATTTGGAAAATACCTGCATCGTCAACAGTTACAGTATCATATTGTGGCTCGTTAATAATAGTATGATATTCGTCTTCTTGTAAAGAACCAAGACCTTTAATATATCGATGTTTCCAACCATCTTGAGCTGATTTAAATTCAGATGCTTCCTTATATGTATAGAACCATTTAACATCTTTACCTTTAGTTGAAATCATAATTGGAGTACGAGTGATCTTAACTCGTTTTTCGTTTAAAAGTCGAGGCCAAAACTTATAAAAGAAAGCAATTAACAATGGACTAATATGTCCAATACCATCATGGTCAGCATCAGTTAAAGTAGCAATGTTTTCATATGTCATATCGTCAACTGAATTTGGATTTGTAATATCAAGACCAAGAACTGAAATTAATTCTGATAGTTCTTTGTTTTTAAGAACATCGGCAGGTTTCATATCCCAAGTATTCATAATCACACCACGAAGAGGATAAGCACCTACCTTATTTGGATCACGTACTTTGAGAAGGAAGCCCATTGCCGAGTCGCCCTCAACAATCTTTAATGTTGCATCTTGTGTATTAGCTGCAATATGTTTTGCTACTTTTACTTTACGAAGTTTTTTCTGTGCAAGTGTAGCGGCACGTTTATCCGCAGCAATTTTCTTTGCAAGTTGAGCTTCAATTATAGGATCAATGATAGATGGAGTATTAAGAATTTTACGAGCAAAATAGTCTACTTCACGAATTTCAGATGCGATTACGTGTTCTTTAACATTACTCATAGGATTTGTTAAACGTTCTTTTGTTTGCGAATCAAATTTAGGATTTGTAAAATTACGTGCAAACATCACAAAAGTAAGACCATTCTTAATCGTTGAACGAACCACTTCAATTTTGTATTTACGCTTAATCATAACTGTAAGTTCGTCAACAATACCATTTATAATAAAATCAACATACGATCCGCCTTGACGTGTATTTACACCATTTATAAACGAATTCGTACGGAAACCGTCTTCAGAAGATGTAATCAAAAAAGAAAGATTATGTGTTTTTTCAATGATTGCTTCTTCACCAAATAATTCTGAATATTTTTTCAGATTGTTTACTTTGATACGACGCTTATTAAATGAAAACGCAATTTCAGGAAATGCCATTTGTAAACTAATAAGACGATCTTCAAGTAAAGCAACAGTGTCAAGATCATCAAGACTGTCAACTTCAAATAAACTAAAGTCAGGAATAAACCAAACCTCTGTACCGTTGCCTTCTTTTTTACTATAAGCTTCTTTAATTTCTTCTGCGCCGTTTTTACAAGTGACAGTAATTTGATCGCCGTTGCTCCACGAACGTCCTGTAAATTTTGAAGACAAGAAGTTTGTTGCGGCTGAACCTACGCCGTTAGTACCAATCGTAACACGTTCATCATCAAAGCTTGTACCTGCATTAACTCTTGTCCAAGCAGCCGTCGCACGGTTGATGTTTGTTTGAGTTGTTTCATCAAATACTTTTTCTTGTGGTATACCACGACCGTTATCAGTAACCGTCACTTTATTATTATCCACGGATACGTTTATACGATTTGCATACATAAAGTTTGTACGAATTGCTTCATCAATTGAATTGTCAAGTATTTCGTCAATCATTTTTGACAGAGCAGGAACATACTTGGCTGTTTTCCATTCTCCTAGAATGAAACGTTCAATGTCTTCTTTAGCACTTGATCCCATATACATACCAATTCGTTCTCGAACGTGTTGGCGTGCAGTTAAGATTTTGAATTGTTCTACTGACATATAATATTCCTCAAAGTGTTCTCAATTACTAATCTATCTGATTCTTAAGTAAATGTCAACTAAAAAATAAAGAAGGGCTAAAACCCTTCTTTAATAAATTTATATATTTTATATAATTAGCCTTCTTTTGATGAACCATTTTTGCCTTTTGAGTAGGCATTTGCACCAAAGAATGCTGCGACCAAGCCGGCAATTGCAACAAAATAAGTTGGAGCAATATCACCAATTAAACCTGCAGCATCATCAACACCAAAGATGCTTGTGACAAGAATGAGGACTGGATATAAAAGCATTCCCCAAAGAGCAAACCATGCCATCTGGCGAATTTGATCTTCTTTTGCATCTTCATTCTCTTGCATTTTCTTTTTATGTTCCCATTCAGCAATTTCTTTTGCACGGGCCATTTCTTCGTCTGTAATAACACCATCGCCATCAGTATCTAAATGAGCATAGATTGAATCTGGTGTCAAACTTTTAGATGCCATGTTATTTTCTCCTATATTATAAATGGCATACTATATTCATAATACAGGAAAATCAAATCACCTTTTATTTATATGAAAAGTTATTCTTCTTCCTTTATAGCAATATGTACTTTTGCAATTGAACCTTTTCTTTTTTTTATATAAAAACTTAATCCATGATCGTTAAATATTTTTTTAAGTTCATTAATCGTTGGATCATTGTTTAGATCATTGTCTTTATTTTTCATTTCCATTACACCAATGTCTCCTGGTATATGCGTTTTTTATAAGTTCGCTAAATCTATCAGCAATACGTCTTAATTCTTGTCCAGATTCTGGGTCATGTTGTTGTAAAGAACTTGCATAATTATGCAATTTTATTAACATATCAGAATCTTCTGTCCACTTTTTATCACTCATGGTGCTGGTAATGGTTTTGTATTTTGTGTATCGTGATAATCACCGTCCTTGTAATAATCACGACTTGCTTCTTCTTTAATCATCATTCCGTTTCGCATACGATAAGTAATTATTTCACGCCTAATAACTCCTTCAGTGTCAGATTCAAATGCACTCTTAAATGGCCCTTCCGTTGTTTTGTTTGCGGTAACATTAATATCATATCTTTGGTATTCAGGCGGCACCTTACCATATCCAACTACATAGTCCCATTGTTTTTGCGTATATCCTTCATTCATTGCATACTCTCTTTCTAAGATCGCTTGTACTAAATCTATGGTCTCTTTTATTAAAATATAATTCTATTCCTCTTGATCTACAAATATCTTTACCTGTGAAATCTTCTGTTTTATATTCATCTCCTAATATTCTAATGTCAATATTATATAGCGTTAATATATCTTTTAAATCTTCTTCAGAACAATATGGAATGATTTCGTCAACATATCCTATTGCTTTAAGTTGAGTATATCTTTCAACAATAGTTTGAATTGGAGCATTTTTTTCTTTTCTTTCAATACTAGGATCCATCTGAAGCCCACATATCAAATAGTCGCATTGTTCTTTTGCTTCTCTTAACATTTGTACGTGTCCTGCATGAAGCAAATCAAACGCGGACGCAGTAAATCCTACAATCATTCACCAGAAATCCTTTTTAATTTTTCCCACGTATCTTTCCAATCTTTAACTTGATAAACTTGGTTTGGAAATTTTAATTTTCTTGCTAAAGGATAGTCATTACCACCTTGTTCAGTTTTATCACCAAAAAAATAAATAATATCACTGTCTGAAAAGTAATTAAGAATTTGAGATTTATCACACCCTGTTGGTGCAATGTCTATTCCAGTTTCACCACCTATAGTTGCTGTTATATTATCAAATTCACTATTAATTATATGTGCTATTGTTTCACGCTCACGATTATTAGTATCATATTTTATATATAATTTACGATCTTCGTAACTTGCATTACGTCCTACTATACTAAAGTTTACACAACCAGGGCGTTCTTCAATATGATTTCCTGTACGTAGTTCAAATTTACTTGATTGTAACCATCCGTCAAAAAATTCTAATAATTCTTTAGACGGTTTCCATTCGTTTCTATAAATATTTTTGCTTTGTTGCCATATATCATTTCCAGAACAATTATACACACACATAGCAAGACTGTAAAGAGGTAAACCAATTTGCTCAATTGTTTTATCTCGATCTGAACCAGTTACAAAGTAAACTGCATTGTGTGTTGCAAAATGCTCAAACCAAGTTTTAAAATCCTGTGACATTGGTTGTCTTGACGGAGTAAGAGTACCATCAATATCAAAAATATATTTTATCATATTATTTTTTCTCTTTATTCAACAAGTTCCCTAACCAAGAAGTTACGTCATCACAAGGGTCATCAATTATCGGTTTTTGAGTTTCTTCATTATTATTTTCTTTTGATTTTCGTCCATCCAAAACCATTCAGAAATCTCCTTCTGAGTTCTTTTGCAACCTATACAAACATTTGTAAAAGGATCAATTTTACAAATGTTTATACATGGATTGATGAGTTGCGGTGGTTTCTTGTTTTTTCTCCTCATCGTATATTTATTCTATACCACGAGGAAAAAAATGTCAATTAAATTATCCTTGTTTTGACATGATATTATCATACCAATTAGGATTTTTATTTTTTAAAATCATAAGAGGAGAACCATTGATACCGTCTTGTTGGCGTGCTTCAACATATTCTTCAACAGTAAATGATTTGCAAAGCTCTTTTACGAATTTTGCTTTTGTAAATGGTCCTTTATATTTAAATCGAGCGATAAACAGTTCTTTTGGCATACCTACTCGAGATGGGTGGCAATTAGGTGCAACTTGATCCCATGTAGGTTGACCTTCGTATGTACCTGTGTACTCAAGATATCCACCGTGATATGTGAATTTTGATTTGTCGAACTGAGTCATGACTGATTCCTTTTTTCATTCCTTATAAATATATACATATCATATTTAGAAAGAAATGTCAATAGGAAAGATGTTATGATAACAAATTTTATGTCGCCATTAGAGTTTGTAGTTACAGTTAGCAGATTGCCAAATGTACAATTTTTTACACAAAACGTTGTCATACCGTCTCTTAACTTGCAGTTGGTCGACCAACCCACTCCATTTAAGTTAATTCCTGTTCCAGGAGATAGAGTATCATATGGTGATTTACCTCTATCATTTATTATTGACGAATCAATGAACAATTATATTGAAGTTTTTAACTGGATAAAAGCTTTAGGTTTCCCAGAAAACTTTACACAATACGACACTTTAAAAGATAGTAATGATGGATTACTAACAGACATATCTATAATAATTATGAACAGCCATAAAAATCCTAATATTCAAATGGATTTTGTTGATTGTTTCCCCTCGAATTTGTCCGATGTTCAGCTTGATACTACACAAACGGATGTTGTGTATCCTCAAGCAACTGTGAATTTTATATTTAGGGATTTAAAAATAACACAGTTATAAGGAATTAAAAAATTGGCAAACTCAAATCAAAACGAGTACGATGTACACGTAGTTAAAGTAGTTGACGGTGATACTGTTGACGTAGACATTGATCTAGGATTTAAAATTCAGCTAAAAGATGAAAGAGTACGTATCATGGGTATTGATACTCCTGAGTCAAGAACATCAGACAGAGTAGAAAAATTGTTTGGTGTTGCAGCCAAGAATAGACTTTATTCTTTGTTAGAAAAAGATGCTAAACTTATCACAACCGAAGACAAAGACGGTGAAGATATGAAAGGTAAGTTTGGTCGTATTCTTGGCGATTTCCGCGCGGCAGATGGTCGTTTGGTTACAGAGATTATGATTGAAGAAGGACATTGTGTTCCTTACTTTGGTGGTTCAAAAGAGGAAGTTCAAGCGGCACATATGAAAAACCGCGAACGTCTTTTAAACGAAGGTGTTGTTGACCGTGCCGAGTACGAAG